ATCTTTTTTTAGCAGTCCATATACCTTTGTTTGCAATCACTTCTCGTTTCATAATCATCTTTTGTTCATATGCATTAACATATTTAGCAAGTTTATCATAACTGTTATCAATTGCCTTTTGTAATTTTTCTTCACAAAATCTATCTAAAACTTTTACAATCTTTCTAATATCAGACTTATCTTTAAATACTTTATCTACAACTGCACCAAGTTTTACATAGATTGAATCAGTATCAGACGCCACAACATAAGATACATTTTTAGTTTTCAGTAAATCATTTAAATAATTATTCACATCACGTTCAATCCATCTGATTGCAAGTTGGCCTGCCTTTGTGATTCCTTCAGCATGACGAACATCAAAATATCTAAAGTACTGATTGCCGATAGCACCATAAGCACTATTCAAAGCAATCTTTCTCGCAAGTTGAATATTGTGATTAGCAGCGATATCATTTAATAAATTTTTATCGCCAGTTTCTTGATACAATGATTTTGCTTTAATCATTTTCTTTTTATATATCACTCGTTCTTTATAAAGTTTCTCCATCAGTTTAGGAAGAAAACCTCGTTTGTCTGTACGAAACTGAGCACCATTTGGTGTCATAGTACGACCATCTAAATGAGATAAATCAGATTCTTGATTTAACATTTTTTCTACATTTACTGTGCCTTCTTCAAAACCAACCATTGTTTCAGGTGATATATTATACTGCATAATTAAATGTGGATACAAACTGTTTAAATCAAAACTACAAATCCAATCATGAAAACCTACAACAGGATCTTTTACATATGCACCTTCATAACCACCAGTGTATTGATTTTCATTTACAGCAGGGCAAACAAGTTTATTCTCTTTGAGATAATTAAATATAATAGTATCCCACATACGAACTTGACCAAATACATCTTGATAATTTACCTTTGCCTCATAAGCCATAGTCAAATGCAAAGCAATCAACTGCATTTTATCTTCTAACTTATCGACTATCTCAACATCTTGAATATTGTATTCTACAAATAACTGGTAATCTTTTTGATAAAACTCTTTGAAAGTATCATATGGATTTTGAGTTTTGTTTTCACCTAATTCTACTTCGCCTATGTAATCTAGTTTATAACTTTCTCGTCTAACAAATGTATGTTTACGATATAGGTCAAGATAATCTAAAATTGAAACGCCAAGAATATCATAATAGTTTTGTTCTTTATTAAATCCTTTAGCAGTTATTCTTGCACTACTTTGATTTACGATACCCCAAGGACTAAATTGTTTTACAAATTCTTCGCCCATAAGATATCTAAAACGATTCATTAAATAAGGAATATCAAAGAACTTAACATTCCAACCAGTTACGATATCTGGATTATAGGCAGTCCAGAACTTTGTAAATTTAAGTACTAAATCTCTTTCAGTAGTACACTTAAAATATTTTACATCATCACGGTCATTGACAAAGTTGCCACAACCAAAAACAATAATACTTTTTCGTGCATGGTCTTTTACAGTAATACAAATTAAAGGCTGTTCTGCTTTATCTACATCAGGAAAACCATTCTCACTTTCACACTCAATATCAATTGTGATTAATCTTATTTGTTTTAAGTCCCAATCAACTTTGCCTGGAAACTCATCTGCAATATATGGATACTGATATCTTGTATTACCAAAATATTCAAAGTTAGTTACACCTTTATATTCTTCAATCCACTTCTTTGCTTCATACACACTCTCATGTTGAATCTTTGCTACATTACGACCATCTAATGTTTTGTATCCTGTTTCTTTTTGAACAGGAGTAAACAAAGATGGTTTGTAATTTACTCTAAACTTTTTGTGGCTGCCATCATGGTTAATACCTCGGACTAATAATCGTCCTTTGTATGGCAGCACACTAGTGTAAAATTTCACTATATTTGCGTATTGTTAAAATGTTTGTTTAATGCTTGTATTTTTTCTTCAGCATTTGATATTACTTCTAACTGCTTATCCATTTCATTTAAGAATTGTGGATGTTCGCCGATACCAACTGAATTATCAAAATATACAATTATAGTAGCATATGCTTCTGCTATATGTGCCTCGTATCTTTTTATTAATGCCTTGAATAACGGATTGTCTGCTTGGTGATTTTTTGCCATGTTTGTTCACTCCTTTTCATAACATATTATAACACATTACAAATGATTTGTAAAGCGTTTAGTCTAAATTAATCTAAACTATATTTTGTCGTAACGACATATTTTCTGTCTGGATTTACCATTACGTTTACTCTACTCATAAACTCTCGGTCAAAAAGGATTGCAGTCCTATCTTCTCTGTTGTCTAGAGTAAATTCCGTTTCATAGATGCTACCTAAAAACTCCACATCTAGTTTAATGACATATCTGTCCTCGTCATAATCTCGTAAGCCGCCTACTGATATTTCTTCGGTTCTAATAATATCGGAAGTAATAGTTTTATCTAACAACCTCCATGTAACTTTTTTATCTTTAACCTTCATATCGTCAGCATGAATAACTGACATACCTGAATTGCCAGTATCAAACTTAGCAATGATTTCACCAAATGGTTTGATAGATACTATCTCTTTATATCCACACTCGCCAGGTACTTTAACCCAATTCTTTTTATCAGCAAAAAATTGTATAATCTCTTTACTGATATTCTGTCCACTCGCCTCTTCCATACCTTCAGTACCAGGAGATGAGTTTACCTCAATAACAAATGGTGCTTCTTTTTCTCTATTCTTACTTGGTATAAAATCAACAGCAGTCCATAATCCATTAACTGCCTTTGCAGCCTTTAGACTTTCTTCTATTTCTAATTCTGTTAGTTCTAATTTTTCTGGTTTAGAACCTTGCGATACATTACTTCTAAAGTCTCCTTCAATAACAGGTCGCTTCATTGTAGCAAGTACCTTACCACCTAATACTAATACTCTAACATCATAATCTGTTGGAATATATTCTTGTAAAAGTAAATCAGTATCTTCATCTTGTTTATGAATTAATTGTACAATACTATCTAATGCTTTTTCTGATTCAATAAAAAGAACACCAACGCCTTTTGACCCTCTTAGAGTTTTCATAATGACAGGCATTTTTGTATCTAGTTTATCAAATGCTAATGCTGCCTTTTCAGGATCGTTTATTAAAACTGTCTTAGGTTGACGAATGCCATAGTCTGAAAGTCTTAACGCTGTTCTATATTTGTCTGTACAGATATTAATTGATTGTCTACTATTTACAACACAAACACCATGCTTCTCTAGTGAGGTTACAATATCCATCCAACTGTCTTTTCTGACAACTGAACCTCTTATAACTGCAACAGTATCGCTACCTGAAACTTCAAAACCTTTTTCATCATCTTTATTGTGTATTTTAAAAACACCATCTTCAAAAGAAGTGTAACCACCAGTTAGTCTATACAGATAATGTTTCCAACCTAACTTTTCTGCTTCTTCTTGTAATCGATTAGCAGTATGAAAGGTCTTTGCCTTTTCTGGCTCATCTGTTATAATCAGTAGTCTATACTTTTCAGTCTTAGCCTCTGTTATAAAATCTTTAAACTTCGGTGCTTTCATCTTCTATCTTTTTACCTATGTTATATTTTGCTTGTAAGTCCCATTCACTCTTTTCTTTGAATGCTAAAACTTTGATTTGTGATAGAGGTGCTTTTTTCTCAGCAATTGAAGCATTAAGTATTGCAATTAATCCCCAATCAGCCAAAAGTTGAGCAATTGTATTTCTTCTTTCAATATCATTTTCGGTTAAGTTTGATTCTTTACCGTCTAATGCAAATAGTTCTTTAAAATGCACTATAAAATATCTACCTTGTTTATGTAGTATATGACATGATTGAAATAATTTTTTATCTTTTCTAGAGGCAACACCAATTCTTGTTAGTGTTTCTCGAACCTTCAAAAAGTCGTCTGGTTCTTTTAGTTGAACTTCCAACATTTTCTCTGGATGCCAACTGTTATCTACTGACATTCCTATGCCACTATCTAATGTATCTAATTCGTTCATTTTGTCCCACCTTTATATAATTTTTCTTTAATGAGTTTTATCTCATCTTTGGTGAGTATATCAAGAGCGGATTTTGCTTTATCATTACTATAGCCATAATACTCTTTTACACACTCAATTTCTTTTAGTTTATTCGCCCTCAAAAAAGGACTAAACCTTTTCTTCGTTCTAATACTATTTAGTAGAAATTGAAATTGCATATCTTTATCAATGAAGTGATTACGGTTCATTTCATTAACAAGCATTACGGTATCTGAAAAAGCAGATAACATCTTATTTACTATAAAGGCAGGATACTTTTTTTCCCATAACTTATCTTCGGACTTCATCAAGTCCTTTTTAGTAAAGTTTATGGCATTTAAGTATTCTTTAAGTTCATAACTCATTTGAATTTAACCTGGGACATAAGTTCAGTTAAACAGGCCACCAAGTTAATTTCTTGGTCTGCAACAAAGGCAGACTTATACTGATAATCAGCAATAATTAAAACAGCATGAGGTATAGTTTCTGGTTGTAAACTATCATACATACTATCATAAATTTTTCTAAAGATTTTAACTGGATCATTATCAAGATTGTTGACAACCCATTTTCTCATATCACTAAACTCTTTACCTTTAAGGTGAGTAACTAGTGTCTTTAAATTTTCATCTGATACATTAACAAGAATACCAGCGTCAATAGTACCACTTACTGAATATCTTTGCAATTCATTAATAAGTTTTCTAAAGTCTGGGAAATGTCTTTTGATTAATTCAGCAAGAACCTTATCTTCATAAGTTATATTCTGTTCTTTTAGAATATGAGTTGCTCTTGCGAATAGTTGACTTGCTAATTTAGGTTTATCTTTTGGATTAATTCTAAATTCAATATTAGAAAATCTACTATGTAAAGGATCTATAATTCTATTCTTGAAATTACAAGTAAGAATAAATCTACAATTCTTATGAAACTCCTCAATGAAGCCTCTCAAAGCAGGTTGTGTAGATTGTGGATTTAGATAATCTGCCTCATCTAATATCACTACTTTTTTACCACCAGATAATGATACAGTAGAAGCAAAGTTTTTAATTTTGTTTCTTAGTACATCAATGCCACCTTCTTCGGAACCATTAATCATTATCCAATCACAGTTTAATTCTTCACATAATGCTTTCGCAACTGTGGTCTTACCTATGCCTGGTGTACCTGATAATAAAAGATTTGATAACTCACCTTTCTTTATAAAAGATGAGAATAGTGTTTTTAATGATGGCGGTAATATGCAATCATTAATAGTTTTTGGTCTATACTCCTCGACCCATAAAAAGTCTGTGTTCATATTTCACTCCGTTCATATTATAATTTAACTTACTTACTGATTGTACTGTCTGGCTCAAGAGCAATCCAGTATTCAATAGGTAGTTTCTTATTTTTGAAATGAGATATAGACTTTGAAGAAACAGAAACATCATAATCGCCAGATAACATTTTTAAGTTTTCTACTTTAAAATAGAAAGTATAATCTGCTGTTGCGTTTTCACCAACAACAATGTCAAAGTTATTAGATGTGTCATTCTTTTTATCACACACTTTTAGTACTACATCGCCACCTTGTTTCCCTACTAATGCAAGGTCAGGTGTTTTAAGAATCGCAGCCATCTTTTTCAATTCAGTAAGATGAGTTTCAGATAAACTAAATGTTACATCTACCTCTGGCATTGTAACTTCTTTAGTGGGCGATACTAAAACTGACGGATCAGAATAAAAGTATTTTGCTTTTGACCTACTACCTTCAGAGGCAATAGTCATAAATTTATCTTCTAAAGATAATTCAGGTTTATTTAATCCTGACATTACTGCAAGAAATTCATTGAGGTCATAGATACCGAACTCGGCACTAAACTCCTCATCAATACTTGCTTTCGCAAATATGTTTCTCATAGTTGATATTGTTGATAATTCTTTTCCTGGTTTAATCAATATGTTAGTATTGATTTCAGAAAAGTTTTTCAAAATATTTGTTGTGTTTTGATTTAGTTTCATAATATTAATTTCACCTTTTTGTTTAATTGATTTCATTATACACTATTGTCGGGGCATTGTCAAGCAACACCCCTAAAATAATTATACCAATAATGTCATTTTATCTGTTTCGGTATCTTGTGGAAGAAATCCTAACACAGATAAAAAATTAGTTTTCATTCCTAATCCAGAGAACATACTCTTAAATTCTTGTAGTTTTTTAAGTTGTATTTTTCTCATGTCTTTAATTGTTTGTGTTTTACCTGGACTCTTACAATGTAATACCACATAAGACTTCTTACCAGTTTCAGCAAACTTTTTAGCTGCACGAAGAAACGGATCTTGAATATTAACTCCTACAAAACCATACATTCCTCTATCAGAATCAAAATTACCACCGTGAACAAATTGAGCAGTTTTATCTGCCACTTCTTCTAACCAGTTATCTACTTCAACAAGGTTATAAGTTTTGACTCTTTTACTTTTTGTTTGTGCGTTTCTAGCTTTAGAAATAATTGTACCTTTAACTTCTGGTATCATGCCTGGCCATGTTTTGTCTATATAGTTTGATATTGATTCTTCATCATTAATTAAATCTTTATGCTTTTTAGCAATCATATTTTTTAAATGATATACGATACCATCAACACCAGTTTTATATGAAGTAGTAATCACTTCAGATGTGTTTTCAAATACAGCAATTTCTGATAATATGGTTGGTGTATGGTCGATAACTTCATAGAACCAATATTTATTAACGCCGTTTGATTTTAAAGCATTTAATGATCCGTAACCTGCAACTAGTTTATATTTTTTATCTATATCTTTGTCAGTATTTTTAACAACAATAGGTAGGTCTAACCAAGGTTTAATACCATTACCAAAATCTGTTGCAAGTCTTTGCCACTCTAAAGGTGTATGTGGTGTTTCTCTACCTTCATTATTAAAAACTTCATCATATTGTATTATGTCATTAAGATTAACGAGAATAGGAGTATCGTTAAACTTAGCACCTAGATGTAAATATTTTTTATATGATTTTGTAAAGAAATTACTAGCAGTTTGAGAATTGAAGTCTGCTACTTCATTTAGTTGTGTAAGCATTGTATGCCCTTTCGTTATATAATTAAATGTATGTAAACATAATTGAGTACAAACAAATAAGAATGTGTTTATGATATTATTATAACATTATTTATAAGCAAAGTCAAGCAAGGGGCAGAAAATAATCTGATATCCGCTAAGTCTATCTCCGAAAATTAAAATCTACCCCTGGCAATAAGGCCTTACTTATTCATTATTTAATTTTAATTGTACGAAGTTTCTTTTCTTCTGGTACAATTTTTTCCACATCTATTAAAAGCATTCCATCTTTCAATTCAGCACCATTTACGACCACATCATCTGCAAGTGTAAATTGTTTCGTGAATTTTCTTTTTGAAATACCTCTATGTATGACCTCATCATCTTTAGATTTAGAATCACTATCAACCGATTGTATTTTCAGTTGACCATTAACAGTCTCTATAGCAATATCTTTTCTGCTGAAACCAGCAAGTGCCATTTCAATCTGCCAATTGAATTCATCTATCTTTTTAATGTTGTAAGGGGGGAATGTTTGTACCTTTTGATGTGCTAAATGCATATCGAAGTGGTCAAACAAGTTGTCGAAGCCTACTGAAAACGGTCGTAGGTCATTCCAGATTTGTAATGTTCTATTCATTTTGTTTCTCCTTTTAAGCGAGTTATAGTTTGAGTCCCATAATTGGCAACTCATAATTATTTATATAAGTATTAATTCTAAAATGTCAAGTATTTAAAAAAAATATATTGGTGGAGGTAGGCCTCACCCTCTCTTAATCCTAACTTGTCTTACCAAGTCTATCAATAATGGGTTGTCTGTGTTAACCCCATTACTGCTACGAAGGCCAATGGACCAATAAAGTGCCGTTTTTTTGTCTCGGGAAAACGGCATAACCCAATTTGGTGTCTTTGCGGAAGACACTCTACCTCTATAATGTCAGGACTTACGAACTGCCTTGACATTACTATTTATACGGTAAAGTACCCTTACTGATTAGAGTAAGCGTATTTTTGTTTACCATATAAAGCTCTGATACCAGCAGCAACGATTTCATTAGTGTTACCTTTTAACACTTTTTGAACGCCTGCAGCTAAAATAGCCTTAGTAGGTGTACCCATTCTGTACGAAGTACCATCAGTAGTCTGGTTAATATAAACCATATTACCTTCTGTTCTTAATTGATCCACCATTGCTCTAGGCGATGTTAAATCAAACTTATTTCTTAGTGTAGTCCATGATACAGACTTTCCACTTGATAACAAGTTTAGTACTTTTTCTTTTTTTGTTAAGGCTTTTCTACCCATAATAAATTACTCCTTCAAGTATTTGTTGTCTAGTTTATTACATTATTTGATATGGACAACAGAATCATATCAAGTAATTCTTTTAAACTTCGCCTTTTAAGTGCTTCAGTTTTTGTTCTTTTTTGTAACGTCTAATATTTTGTTTCTTTGCTTCTTTTTTTACTTCAGAAGGTTTAGAATAATACTGACGTTCTTTCAATTCTTTCATCAAGCCATCTTTGAGAAGTTTCTTTTTTAAAATTCTCATGGCCTTCTCTACGTTATTACCTCTTACTTGTACTTCGATACTCATTTACAAATCACCAATCTTATATTTTGTTATTACGTTTTGTGTAGGAATAACAGTTGTATTACCACCGTCAGCCATATCACCTTTTTCATCATAGTTATAATCAGACATTAATATATGTACTTTTTTATCTTGTCTAACTAACCAACCAGTTGATACACATATAGCAGGTTTTGAATTTTGTATATCTTTCAATTCTCTCCAACCACTATCACTTTGTATATCTTCCCAATAAATTAAATAAAAATCAAAAGTAAATGGAATCGGAGGTTCGTCTGCCTTAAACTTTTTATATTTTTCTTTATTGATTTTCATATTCTTATTATACACTAGTTTTAATTATTTGTCAAGCTGTTGTAAAGTGGCAGCGGACTAAGCTGCCACTCGACTACATTATGAATAGATTTAAGAGTATATTGTCTCTTCCTCACTATCATCGGAATCTGTTTCTTCATCTAGAACTGGATTACCCCAAGCGGCAACATCTTCGCCACTATCAACTTTAGAGTATAAGTCCATAAATGATGTTTTGGTATCAATATCGAATCTATTGGTACACATTTCAATTGCCTTCATCTTATTCTTAAAGATAATATAGGCCTCTACAATGTGGACTAATCTTCTTGTCGATATAATCTCATCAACGCCGCCCTCATAAAAGGTTTTTCTGATAATGTCTGCCCAAGTAATTAAGTTTAGGGAAAACTTCTCATCATCTTTTTTAGTAAGACCTTTTTCGGACATTACATTCTGTAAGATTTTACTCTCAATCTTATTTGTTGGATATGCCTGTTCGACAGTAATCGGAAATCTCTCAAGGAATGCCTCGTTAAGAATATTAGTACCGATAAACTTACCATCTTCGGATCCTTGACCCTTAGTATTGGCAGTTGCAATCACATTGAACCCTGGTGCAGGTTTAACAAACTTGTTAATCTTTTTAAGAAAGACACCATTACCTTCTAAGATAGGTTGTAAACACATAATCTTATTAGACGCAAGGTCAATCTCATCAAGAAGAAGTATTGCACCTCTCTCCATTGCCTCGATTACTGGACCATTCTGCCATACAGTCTGACCATCTTGTAATCTATAACCACCAAGTAAATCATCTTCATCAGTTTCAATGGTAATATTCACACGGATACATTCTCTTTTTGTTTGAGCACAAGCCTGTGATACATTCATTGTCTTACCGTTACCAGAAAGACCTGTAATGAATATTGGATAAAATTGTTTACTAGTAATAATCGATTTAATATCTTTAAAGTATCCCCAAGGAACAAAAACATTGTCTTTGGCAGGAACGATATTACCAGTTAAACTAGAAACAATAAACGCAGCCTGATTAACTGTATCATTAACAGACGCTGTTTCGGTTTTAGGTAGTTCGGATTGTATTTCTTCTTTCACTTGGGAAGAAATATCGTTGCCTTTAATTGGAAGAGAATAAACTCCTCTAGCAACTTTGTATTGGTCTTGTTTTAACCAACTCGGATTTTTAATTTTGCCTTTTTTAACAAAATTATTAATCTCGGATCTTGTCAAATCAGTTTTCTTATAGTGTTTATATAACACCTCAACTTGATTTAACTGTTCTTGATTCAAATTATTCATAATATAAGTCCTTTCATAATGTAATTAATCAATTTATACTGCTATGCTACACTAATTTCCACTGGAAGTCAAGCACATTAGCCACTTTTTTTCCCTTATTTTTAGGGGTTTTTTCATTTTCTTTGTTCTTCATTTGTTCTTTTGTCTCAATATGGGGGTCAAAAACCCCCATATTTTGGTCTTTATGACTATTCACTATCTGATTCGGTAGTGTTAGCCTCAACAGTTTGACCCAACGTAGGTAAACTGTATCCACCTCTTGCCAATCTAAAAGATTGGTTCTTCATCAACCAAGCAGGCTTGGTGATGCCGTGTTTACTTTGAAGGGATATAATATCCTTTCTAGTAATTTCGGTAGTGAACCCTTCTTCATTTGCCATTTTGACAAATGCTTCTTGAGCGGGTGTTAATGCTATTTTAGATGTATTATCCATGATATAACCTTTCATTCAATTTAAGCAACTTGAGAAATAAATTTATTTAAGACTATACGACTATCTCTATTTGTCTTTAGAGTAGATGTGAATAGTCTTTTTATTTCACTCTTTTTAGCGTTCTCTGATGGTGTCGCCATTTGACCATCAGATACGTTCATTTGACCTCCAGCAAGGAGATAAAATTCATCATAAGCACAGTTATGTTTAACAACTAAACATTTGTTTTTTCTAAACTCTGCCATTACTTTTTTTCTATTAAAAACTTTTCTGTTATTATCAAGAGAATACTCTGGAAAGTATTTTTCAAGACAATATCTATCAATATTTTTACCACTTGAAACATAGAACCCTAGCACTTTTGTACCAGTTCTTTGTTTTAAACATTCTAATAATTGGTCGGTCATGTCTCTTTGACCATCACAAGCATATTCTGATTTAGTTACGGTATCTCTTAACACTAGATTACTTTCATAACTAGTATTACCAACATAGTGACCTTCTCTTTTACTTAAATAACGTGTTTGTTTGTCAGCTTCAGTAGGATTAACAAAAATCTTTCTACCATTACTATCACTTGAACCGTCAGTTAAAAAGATTGTATTCATTTTATCAATACTGTATTTTTTTCTGAAAGCATTAACCATAGGCATTGCAGCCATGATTGTATCATTTAGTGGAGTAGAACACATATGATAGCCAGAAGGTTCATATGGTAAATTATCAACATATGATTCGTGTTCAGCATGTTCGGTATATTCATCAGGAGTCATTTTCCATACTTTTTTATTTCTACTATATCTGTTTTCATTTTTAACAGCAAGCATGTATAAGTTAATCATACCTTTTTCATATTCTTTAGCATTCATTCTAGAGGATACATAATTTATTAAAGATAATCTTTCATCAACTGAAATATCGCCATCTTGATACTTAGGACCTTTTCTACCTTGAGGTGTAGTATCTTCATTATCATAATATCTACTTCTCCAAGAATCATCGCCACGAGTATCATTACTAAAGGCATATACTTCAAAAGGTATATTTACTTTTTGACAAAACATTGTTAAATTCATTAATTGATGTATCGTAGGTGCAATCTTATCGTGCATACTGCCTGACCAGTCTATAAACATCATCATACCGTGATTCTTGCCGTCAGGTGTAATAGCCATTCTTTTAAAGATATCATCATTATATTTGTAACTATGCAATTTAAGTGGATCAATAACACCAGACTTATCTTGTTTAGTTCTAGAATAAGCAGAAGCTGCCTTTTTCATTTCATATTCTTTTACCATATATGAAACTTTTTTAGATTGTGATTTTATAAATTTTCTATAGTCAGAAATAAGTCTGGTTATAGACGATTGTGCCATTGGATTTGATTGTTCTTTTGTAAAAGGTTTTCTTAGTACTCTGTCATAATCAGATAATACTACTTTATAATCGATAATATAATCATTAACATTTTTATAACTATGTACATTTACATACTCATTGTCTTTAGATTGAGGGTCTAGTAAATTAGATTTTTTATCTTCCCAAGTTTGGTCTGTTTCAGCAGACACTTCTTCTGGTGGTAAAATAGGTTTAGAAGGTTCGCCTTTTAGTTCTTGGTCTGATTGTTGACCACTAGAAGGTTCGTCTTGACTATCAGATTTTTGTTCTTTATTATCTTTGGTAACATCTTCGCCCTTATCATCTGAATTTTTAGAACCGTTTGATTCTTCTTCTTCTTCACTATCTTGTTCATCTGAAGAATCAGAAGTACCATTGCCTTCTTCACCGTCATCTTCAAAATCATCAAAATCATGGTCATCAAAACCATTAGTTTCCATTTCTTGTTCTTTTTCTTTTTCTTCTTTTTTACAATACTTTGATAATTCATCAGCAAGTTCAACAACTTCTTCAAAAGTTTCTAACTTTTCCATTCTCTTAACAATCTTACTTTCATAAGTATCATCAAAAGTTAAAGGCGATTCTACATGAGAAGATTTAAAATGAATATTTAATCTATCAATTAAAAGCATTTGAGTAATGTCTTTATCATTAGTACCAAAGAAGTCATTATTAATAAGGTCTCTATAACCTCTAATAAATGATTGTGATAAACCAGGGTATTTTCTTTTAATTAGTTTTTCAATACGAGCATCCTCAATAACATTTAAGAATGACTTTGGTATTTTTCTTTTTATAATTGTATCTTGCCAACCAGTTTGTGGAGTAAATAATGCATGGCCAACTTCATGTGCAATTAACAAGTCTGTAATATCTTCATTCATGTTTTTCCATATAGGTAAAACAAGTAATCTAGATTTTACATCAAAATAAGCAGTAGGAACTTTTTTGTGTTCTACTGATATATTTTCAGTTGCCAATAATTTTGCAAGATTTGATTTTGCGTTCTTATTAATTTTATTTGTTTTCAAGTTTTTCATAATATAGTGCTATGCTAACATCAATTGGCATTAAAGTCAAGCATTTATTCCAATATTTTGTGGAATAAATAAACTGTTGATATTATTAGTTTTTTTCATACTGCTATGCTATCATCAATTGGCATGAAAGTCAAGCGTATTTACCACTTTATTTGGAATAAAATAACCCTTGTTTTTCAAGGGTTTATTGAGTGCTGACAGAATGTCGCACTATATGTTCTTACTTTGTTCTACTTTTGAAAGATAAAAGTAGGTTCAAATTTGCGGCCTGATACGTTAGGTCTAACGAATCGCCCCATATATTGTTGTTTTTGTTTAGTTTCAGTAGTATTACCATCTAATGTTGATACGGCAGAACCCCCTTGTTGAGTCGATAATGACAACCACCACGTGTCTGTATGTCTAAAACCTACTGATTCGGCAAGTGCTACTGTATCTTCTTCGAAGGTTTTGTACTGTTTAGTGTTCGCAACATTAAGAGCAAGGTATTTACCCCCTTTAAGCCCCTTGTATGCGTTGGCAATCGTTTGTTTTAGAAACTTCTCTTTCCAAACTTCAGATGTATCAAATTTAATACTTGATTGTTCTGGCTCATCACCATATGCTTCCCAACCAAAGTAAGGTGGACTCGTAAATACAAAATCTAGACTTTCATCTTCTGGTATATACGTTTCACTACCTTGTCTATAAAGATGGTAGTTGTTATGTGTGTTACCATATTGTGTGCATATTTGAGATAACCCTTTGTAAGTAGGAATACAAGGGTCGGTACCAATGTAATTTACCCCAGCCGCAATTGCACCAAGTAATCGACCACCATAACCCATAGATGGATCCCATACTGTGCCTGCTTTTGTTCCTTCAAGTGGACTATCTTTATCTACAAATACATCATATAAGGCTGCAGCTGCTGTAGGTCTAAAATTAGAAACCATTTGAGTGCCACTATATCGTCTTAACATAGAACGCATATCTGATTCAGTAATCATATGAGCAGGTTTTTTCATAAAGAAAGTGCCTGATAGTATCTTGTTTAATCCTTTTTTAAGATGTTCTTCATCTTCCCATATCTCAATAGGTGTTCTCATTTTACCACACTTAATACCCCATGCGTGTTCCATATACGACCATGCAAGATTAAGACCGTGTGCTGATTGGCCTATAATTTTATTCTTTCTATCAATAAGTGTATCTCGTCTATAGTTTACTAATTGATTAAATATCTCATCACGCCATTTTTGATTTGTTGGGTAATAAGGAAAACCTTTGGTCTTCCAATCGTCATGTATCTGTTGTAAGTTATCTATCATATAAGTAAACATCTCCTGGTAGTGTGCCTTTTGCCCAAGTTGTTGAACCAACTAGTTTCATATTATTTTTAACATAGAAGTTCTTTGCTATTTCATTATCGCCACGAACACTTAAATAAACTCGTCTTGGTTTTACAAACTCAAAAAAGTTTTGTAGCGCCTTACTTGCTGAACCATCTTTATGTTTGGCTGCGATTTGATGTAATACACAATCTCCTTGTTGTGCAAGTACATTACCAATCTTTTGTTTTCTTTTATAAAACTTATAGGTAATCACAACATCATTATCATAGATAAGATTGCCTTTTGCAATTTCTCGTTTCATGTAATCTGTTCTTATGTGTGGAAACCATTCTTTATGTTGATAAAAGATTTCTTTTACTGATTCGAAGTCTGTTTCTTTGGCATGATTCATATATGTATTATATCATAGTTAGTTAAGAAAGTAAAGCCCTTAGTTTTTCGTTAGAGTAGCAATCGGCAACTAGATGTATTCTATCAATATCACTAGTGTTTCTAACAGCATGAGCCTTTGTTACATCTGTATAATAGAAGTGTCCAGTTTCTAGATTATATTCAGAACCTTCTTTATCTTTTGTACTTTCGTATAAAGTAAAAACAACTTGAGGGTTTGTTCTAATTGGTATATGTACTCTAATAATATCACCATCATCAAAACCAATATCTTTATCAATTTTATCTGTATGTTTGCCAATAACTTTACCTGCTTCTAGTCTCATAAATCTAACTCGTTCAAATTCACATGGCAGTTTATCTAACATATCTAAAATAGGTTTCATGATATGATTGTCTTTTAAAGATGTCCATTGTAGTTTTTCTTCTATATTTACTGAACTCTTTAATACGCCAGGTTTTAATATATCTAATGGGTCTGGTCCATATCCATGTAATGATATAGCATCCCAACCTGCTTTTACATATTTTGTTTTTACTTTTTTAAAATTCATACCATCAAGATTTGCAGCCACACTATTGAGTATAGATGTGTCTGTATATGCTTCTATTGATAATTCTTTCATTATTGGTCTATTCATTTTATTCTCCTTGTACTAGTGAACGAGCCACTCATATTCAAAATTTTGTGTAGTAGTGTTTATACTAATTAACTTTGCACCATTCTTCATGTGAAAGTGTGTGGCCATAGGTGTTAATGGTGATAAAGTTATTAGTCTTTTTATGTATGGTTTTTCTTTTACAAACTCTAATAACTTGGTAATGATTTCTCTACCTGCACCTCTTTTTCTAGACCATACTGTATATGCTACAGCGATACTACCAGATTGATTATCTTGACAAGCAACCTGACTCATATATTCTAATTCTTTAACAGTAGTAGGAACTTCATTGGTGTATGCAACACAAACAATTGCTTCAATGTCATTTTCGTAACTAAGACCATATATTTTTCTTTCAGCAGATAAACGCCAATCTAAATCTAATTCTGGTCTTACTGGATCCTCTGATACATCTATATTAGTTAATTCAACTAACTCTGTACCTTTAACCCACTTAAAGAAATTATCAATTTTATTCCGAAATGTTTTCATCACACTTGAATACCTTTTATACTAACCTCGTTTCTCAATCGGTCCTGTTGTTGTCTAATTGTCTTTTTAATTAGTTTCTTTTGAGACTTTTTAGCATAGTCTAGTTTTAATTTACTAACTAGGTCGGTAAATACATATCCATTCATATGTTCATTTTCATGCTGAAATATTCTTGCTGACATACCGTGTAAATATTCTTCGACAGTTTCGCCGTTCTCATCTGTATATTGTACATTCACCCATTTAGGTCTTTTGATTCCTAAAAACAAGAAAGGAAAAGATAAACAGCCTTCTTTCATAAATGTTGTTTCTTCACTTAAATCCTTAATAAGAGGGTTGAAACAATTTCTTATCTTACCTTCTTCTATTTGTGGGTGGCCTCCCATAACAAACATACGAAATGGTAAACCTACTTGATTTGCTGATAACCCTATACCACCATACTTAGTCATACTGTTATACATTTTTTGAGACAACTCTTTTCTGTCTTTCATTTTAAAAGGTTCTAGCATATCATCTGTATATGGTGCTATTTTCATTAACAGTCTAGGGTCGGTAGGTGGTATTAAAGGAAAAGAGTTTTGGTCTTTCTTCTTTAAATGCTCATGCATATCCTTTAATTTTTTGTCTTGCATAGGTTGTGCCTGACTATCTAAAATAGGTTGTTGTTCTTTTAAAAGACCTTGGTCTTTTTCTAAAATAGGAGTTTTGCCACTAGTTATGCTTTCATAATGTCTTGCTGCTTCTTCTATTTTTTCTGGTGTTAGTTTATTTGTCATTATTATACCATCCTTGTAAAGTTTTTATATTTCTCAAACTTCATTACTCTAGGAAACTTATCTATAAGAGTATCGCCTTTGTGAGATATGACAAATACATTTTCTTTTTCCATAGTAGTGTGGAGTATTCTCATAAACTCATCTGTGCCTGAGCTGTCTAGTGAACTATCAAATATTTCATCTAGTATTAATAGATTTGTATTTGTAGAGTTTTTTAACTTAGCAATCTCTCGCCAAGTGAATAGTATTGCTAAATCTATTCTTAACTTCTCACCCTCACTAAATGAGTGATAATTAAATTCGTCTCTATGTCTTGACTTTATAGTCTCATTAAATTCTTCATCTAAACTAAAATTAACAAAGAAATCCATACTTGCTAAGTTTTTGTTTATTAGTTGATTCATGATTGGCAAATATTGTTTTATGATTTTAGTTTTGATACCAGTATCTTGCATAAGATGTCTAGCCGTATCTATGTAAACCATTTCTTCTTTTTGTGTTATTTTATCTTTTTCTAAGTCTGTTATTCTTTCTTGTAGTTGGGTTAACTCTCCAGTAATACCAGCAGTAGATACTTTTTCGTTTGTTAAGTTTTCAATCTCTTCCCATAATCTATCTTTTTGTTTTTGTATTTCATTAATAGATGTTTCATAACGATTAATTAATAATTCTTTTTCTCTAATTGTTACCATTGTTTTGTTAATGGTATCTAGTTTCATTTCGTTAGTTTTAATATCTTTATCTATCTGACCTAATGCAATTTCTACCTCTTGTATTTTTTCTGCCTTTTTGGATTGCATTGTTGTCTTAAATTCTTCGTCAATTGCCTGTTGACAGGTAGGACAATCATTGTGTGTTTGAAAGAAACCTAAATCTTTCTTGTGTTTATTACAAGTATTCTCTAACTTTGCTTCCATGTTGTGTAGTTTTTTGTTCTTATCATTTACTTTTGTATGATTTATTATTTCTTTTTGTAAACCAGCAATCTCTGAAGCAACTCGCTTTACATCTTCTTTATAATTGTCAATGTCTGTGGCTGCTTTTTGTAGCTCTGCCTTTTTAGACTCTGCTAAATCTTTACTACGATTACTAATATCGTCAATATACTTTTTCTTATCATCAATCTTATTATCAACCAACTGATAGTTAAAGTCTGTTTGTTTAATTAGTTCGTCTTGATTCTTTTGTTTTTCTCTAAACAATAAATTCATTTTAGAAAATATCTCAATGTCCAGTATTTCTTCTACGACCTGTCGTCTATGTCTTGCCTTTAGTTGCATGAATGGTACAAACGAAGCATTACCTAGTATTACAACTTGTGTAAATGACCGATAGTTTAATTTGAGTATTTGTTGTTCTAGATGTTTCTGATAATCTCTTTGAGCGGCGTCTTGATTTAACATATCGCCATCACACCATATCTCAAACTTATTAGGTTTAATACCTCTTATAATCTTATAATCTTTTTGGCCTACTGTAAACTCAACTTCAACAATACATTCTTTTTCATTAATAGAATTAATTAACTGGTCTTTCTTAATACTACGAAAGGGTCTTTGAAATAAACCAAAACATAAAGCGTCTAACATTGTAGATTTACCTGCACCGTTTTCGCCTACAACAAGTGTAGCATTTGCTCTGTCTAAATCTATTTCTATAAATTGTTGTCCTGTACTTAAAAAGTTTTTATATCTTACTTTTTTGAATAATATCATTCACATATCCTTCTAGTTCATTATAATCATAAAAAATTGAAACCTTCTTATGTCTAAATTTTTGTTTATCAATATACTCTCTCATACCTGGTCGCCATCCTTCACCAAGTATTGCAATTATAATCTCGTACTCTGGAAAACTATGTCTTACATTTTCTAAAAGATATGGTATCTTTTCATCTGTTGAGCCTGCCTTTTCTTGAGACTTAAATTCTATTCTTATTCTTCTATCATTTAGTATTAACACAAATTCTGTTTTACACATACTACCTGGGTAGATACTTTCATATGGAAACTCTTTAACTAATATTCTGTTGTCATCATCAAAAGAACCTGTACCACTTTTTGACCATCTACTATGATAGATGCTGCCTACGTCTTTTGAGTTACAAAATAATTCAAATTTTTTCTCGTAAGACATGCCATCTACTTTTGCTTTTCTTAAACTTGGGTTAGATATCATATTTCATTACCCCAAGCATCCCATCCGTCAAACTTTTGTCTAGCAAATAATTCTATTCTAGGCAGGTCGCCACACAACTCAACTATATCGTGTCTAATTCTATCTGGTTTTCTACTATGTTCTCTGCGTTGGTCTA